TTTTAATTCTTCAACATATTCTAATTGAATTTGTTCTTGGGCCATTAAACTTATGTGTTCAAGTATGTTTTTTTGCAATGACATCATTGCCATTGGATTATTTTGTACCATAGAGATTGACATGAAACTTAAATGAGCATCAATGTGTGCTTTATGGTCTTGGCCTGGGTATGCTTGAAAAGGTTTACCGCTGATAGCCAAAATATGTTCTAGACTTGGGTCCATTGGTTGTGGTGGTTGAGGGGGAGGTAACACCGCATTTATATTTTTTATACCTACTGCTTCATACATAGATCTATATGCTTGATATAAATTATGCATTTTAGGATTTGATTGCGCTAATTGTAATTGCATTTGCGCCATAGAAATTCTTTGTGTTTGAGAATAAATGTTTGGATCTGCAATTGGCAAAATATCTATTCTGTCATCAAAATCTTGTACTTTAATTTCACGTCTTGCTCCAGGTACATCATAAGGATACACCGGTGGTAGATAAGTTTTAAATACATTTGCTAATAATTTAAATTCTGTTTTAAGACCAACGTATAATCTTTTGTGGATCGCTGACATTACTCTTGATCCTCTTTCTAACAATGCAATAGTTGTTCCTACTGCAGCTTGTTGGTTCATATCACCTACTTGTGCATCTGCAATACTAGCAAATCTTTGAGCACCTTGAACAACTGTACCCATTAAAGCTAATAAAGTTTGATCAGGTCCTTTAAATGGTAACTGCATAAACTGATCTCTAATGTTTCCGCCCGGTACATCTACATCTCTAAACTCACCGGGTTGTAATGGCTGTGCATCATCACGCATTCTAACACCTCTGGTTTTAAAACCAGCTGGTAAGTTAGCTAACGTTCCTGCATCTAACAATTGTCTTAATGCAACTGTTGCAGTTCTACTTAGTCCACCAATCATGTGAATTAAACCTAAACCATAAAAACCTAGACCTGGTAAAAATTTAAAGTGTACAAAATAATCTTTTTTCTTTTTTAATGGATCTCCTGCTTCGTAATTTCTTCTAATAGATAATACTTTGCCATTCGCTTCATCAATTGTAATAATGTAAGGTAATTTAATTCCTGTAGGTTCTCCATCTTCAGGATTAACATCTTCGTATCCATCTAAATCTACATTGACATGCATTTCTAAAACTGTGTACATATCTTCTGTACCATTTTGTTGAATACCTTCTAACTCTAATTCTTTTTGTTTTAATTGATCTTGTTGTAAAGGCGGTTCACCCAAATCAATGTCTTTGTAAAAGCCATTGATTTGTTGTTTACGTAAATCGTTTTGCGAAATACGTAGAACATGGATGACAGCTTCCGCATCTTCTAATGAGGTAGCAGAGTACGGAACGACCAGATCTTCGGCTGGTACGAATTTTGAAACGGCTCTACCTAATAGATCGTCATAATAAACTTTCTTAAAGGTAGAACCGGAGAGGGGTAGATAGAAAAGCATTTGATCAAACTCTGGTTCGTATTCTTTCATCTGATCCATAATTTGATAGTTCATAAAATCTTTAACACGTTTAGATTGCTCTTCTTTAGGAACATCTACATTTCCTAATATCTGAGTTCTAACCGGACCTTCTGCAGGTAATAATTCTTTGTAAGCTTGTGCTTGAAATTGTGTAACAGCTTCTGCGAGCACTGGGTGAGTAACTGAGGATGCACCTCTAAATGGTTCTGTTCTAGTTATATATTTAAATCCTAAAAGATTTAATCCTTCTCTATAACTTTCTACCCATTCTTGTCTTGATTGTTTGTAATCTTTGTATTTGTCCATTAACTCTGACGCTAATGGATCTAAAACGCTATCTTCTAAAAATTCTGCTAAGTTTTCAAAGTGATCTTGACCTCCTTCTGGAGTTACAGCTTTTGGATCAAAATTAACTGTAGCACTACCATCTTCTTCAATGGTAATATCAGTTTCTTTGCCTTCTTCTGTTTCAACAAGTTTTTCTTGTTGTTCAACAATTACTTCTTCTCCTGGAATTTCTATTTCAGTCTTTGTATTGGGTAAAGTTTTATCTATTGTAGCCATGAGCTATTCTATCCTCTATTTTCTGTTGATTCAACACCTTATCGGGTTGTATCAGTTGTTTTTGACCCTGTCAATTAGATCGCTTTAGAGTCTTTATTAAAAAAATCGTATATCAATCCTTCTTCATTTTTATATTTGTTATATTGATCATACGCAGTCAGCGCTGTACTAATCGCGAGTCCTGGTATACCTGCAAATCTACTAACACCTCTAATTAATCCTGGACTCATTCCTAATCTTAATGCTGCATTCATTTTACCTGGTTTAGATATACCAGAAATTTCTGATAGTGTTGACATCGTAGCTAACCCTAACCAGTTCAACGGATCTTTAGCAATTTCTGCTGCAGGTCTATCCTCTGCAATTTGTTTACCCACAAAGTAAGTATCTATAAGGGCAGTTGGCAGTGGAGCGCCGACATAGGCTAAAGATTTACCAACAGTTTTTAATAAATTACCTTTGATAGGTTTTAATGCATCTTCTGTTCCAGCTTTTACTTCTACTGGATTATTTTCTGCGTAAGCTTTAGCATTAAAGTTATTATCTATTGTATTAGTTTTTGTATTAACAAATCCACCTGCATTGGGATCGTATCGTGTATTAGGTACAATAGGAGGGGTTTGATTTATTCTTGGATTACGTCTGGTAAATTCATTAACAGCTTTAATATTTTCTACTTCTGGTTTAAGCGGGGGTTGAGGTATTTTGTTAGCTGTAGTAACTGCTCCTGTTTCAAATAAACGAATTAGTTTTTGTGAGTCTTTTTTTAAATCTTTTAATGGACCTTTGGTTGCTGTAATTGCATTATTTAATTTGACAGCAGCTTTTTCTGGATCTGATTTTATTATTGCCTCACAAGTATCTAATGGTCCGCCCAATGCTCTTGTAACAACAGCTCTACATCCGCCAGGAACTGATTTTACTTTTTGTGCAAAATTATCAACAACTTCTTTTGCAATAGTAATAGGAGTTCGAAGTTCTCTTCCTTCCTTTAAAATTTTTTCAGCTAATTTTAATTCATCTTCTTTTAATTTTTTTGTGCCTTTAGTAAAACCATATCCAATTTTTTTTAACATTTGATCGACTTTATCTGGAGTATAATCATCTGCTGTTTTAGTTAACAGACCTGCTTGTGCTTCTGCTGCCTTTTGTTTTATATTTCCAGCAGCTTGATTAATTCTAGTAGGAATAACTCTTAAATTAGTAAAAGGTTCGTTTTTTATTCCTTTTATATGATCAATGTCCAAAGGATTTTTAGTCCCGTAAGATTCTTCTAATAAATCTTTAAATTTAACTTTTTCTCCAGTGACTGGATGTTTTACTTCGGAAGAAAATAAATTTCTTCTTTGATCATATGCTTTAAAAAATTCTTTAAAGTTTTTATCCTTACGTCCATATGCAGATAAGAAATCTTGGTCGTATTTTTTTCCTTTATATAAAAATTCGTTTTCATTTAAAAATTTAATTTTTTTACCGCCTAAATTAACGTGTCTTTTTGCAAAATCAAAAATTTTAGATGAAGGTTGTTCATATGCCGTAAAACCACGAGAGACTGTTTCAGGAGTTTTTGTGGAATACATATCTATAACGTCTGCAAAAGTAAAATTTTTTCCTCGTTGAATAGTTTTTAATCTGGACGCTGGAACATTTATATAATTAAGAGGTTTTTCAAATTCTTTATAACGAGGAGATTTTTGTAGGTAATAAGTTAAATTACTTGATTGAGTTATACTTCTACCCCCTGTGGGTAAACCTGTTAATTTTGCAATCTGTTCTTTAAAATTTTTAAATTTAATTGCAGGTTGATTTAATTTTTTTTCATCTAATAAAAAATTTACTGCTTTATTAACTTGTGTTTGTCTTGAATTTAATCTAGGTGCATCGGGATATCGATTATAAAAAGTAACTGGTCTATTAAATCCAGTGGTAGCTGGAAAACCAGCTTCTACTACTAATTTAGGAAAAGTAGTTGTTTTAAAACCTTTGTTATATTTTTTAATTAATTCAATTAATTTTTTTACTCTTTTTTCTTGGAGTGTTTTTGCTTCAGGAGATATTCCTCTGACCATGGTCTAGCCTATGTAGTTATACTTAAATCTTTAAGTAAATCTGGATCTGTTAAAATTTGATTTTTAAGTTCTTGGTTATTTATAAAAGGTTCTATATTTTCTTTATATAAATCTTCATTTAAAATATTTTCTAACGTTTGTTGATTTGCATTTTTAGAAGCGTCAACAAATAAATCATTTTCCAGATCTGGCATCATAGAAGTTATAGGTTCAGGATTTAACATTGCTGGAGATCCTTGAGGTAATCCTTTATAATTTGCATTTCTAAATCCTTGTTTAAAAACTTCCATCGCTGCGTCGTTAACTTGTTGTTGTGGTATTGTTAATCCATCATACATTGCAGCGTCTTGTTCCATATAATCTTGAATTACATTTGGTTCACCACCTGGATATTCAACTCCAGTAGGAGCTGCGCCCATGCCTGGATTAAATGGCACTACTCCATAATCTCCTGGATAGCCACCTGCTTTCATAATTCCTGTTGGAGGTGCTTCATACATTCCAGCATCATTTTCCATGTAAGTTTGCATGTCATTATTTACATTTACATTTGCTGGTGGTTTTTGATCTTTAAAGAAACTTTGTAAAGCTAAACTATTATCAATACCTGTTGTATCTACTGTTTGATTTACAGGAAATCCAAAAGCTCCTTTATTTAATTCTAAACCTGTTGGATCAATTACTTTTCCATCTATGTTTTGTAATTTATTAAACTCGGACATGTCGCTGTAATCAATAGGAGGTTTTTTAAATTTATTTAATATGTTTCCTATTATACCCATAATTCCAAACGGAACTTGATCTCTAGTTTCTCCAAAATTTTCTTTATCAGAATAGTATCCCATTCCTAATGGTCCATCTTTTATTGTTAAATTTTTGTAAGTGTTGCCAAACGCTGGCATACCTTTAATCCCTCTATAACCTCTAGCGCCTCTACTAAATAAGTTTCCAAAAAAACTTGGTTGTCCATAAGATTTATATCCTGAACCTACATATGTATTTTTGTAAGTACCATCAGGTTGCATAACATTTACATATTCTGGTACTGCATATTTTCTAGTCTTCGGTCCTGTTTTAACTGTTTGACCAATATTTTTTTGACCAGTCATCATTTTATAATAATCTGTATCTTTATAAGATGAAGATCCTCCACCACCTTTGCCTGAAGCATCTCCTGACTTACCGCCCGTTGATGCACTATATCCACCAAGGTCACCTTGTAATGACATGATACCACCAGGGCCTTTGTTTGGTTTTCCTTTTAATGATCCGTAAATATTTTCATCAAGTAGAATTTTTTGTTCTCTTGGAGTAATGTAAGCTAGTTCAGCTACTACGTGGTCTGGATCTGATAACCATTTTTTAGGAACCGTTACAGTTTCTTGTTTACCTAAATAGTTTGGTCCACCACCTTGGTTAGCTGGTTTAATTTTTTTCTTTTCTGCTGCTGTTAGTCTTTGGTCTTTGTAATCTTTTTTCTTAGGTTGCATCATCGAACCAACCCCACCGCCGTTCGCGTATCTTTCTGATTCTGAATCTGGTGGTACAAACTGATCGTGGTATTGGTGATAAGTTTTACCACCTGTAATTCCACCTTTACCTAATTGCTCTATAGCAATCATCATGCCGCCATCTTTTCTTCCTAAAATTTTTTCAAAGTCTCC